CGATCTCTTCCATGTCCGAAGAGAGCACGATCTTGCATCCCTCGATCTCGGTCACGTCGGTCTGGATTGGGAAGTAGAACTGCTTGTTCGAATCCTGCATCTTCTTGATGAAGGTCTTAGTGGTCGGATGCATGACCAGCACAGCGCCGTCCTTATACTCACCCAAAGCACCGATGAGATCCTTAACATCGCCGAGGGTAAAATAGGTCAGGCCCTCTGCGGTCTCGTCACCGTCGGTGGTCACCTTGGTTAGGATTCCCCGATGTTACTCGAGTCGGAACCAAGGCCGTTGAGAATCTCGGCATCTTCCTTCTTCGCAAACGCACGGGCGATATTGTCGGTGAGCCAACCCATCGCGTCGACCGCGAGGTCATCGAGGAACTCGTTCGATACCTTCACCAGCGCAACGAGCTTGTAGGCCGAGAAGGTAACGAGGTTCAGGGTGGGAGTCGATTCTTTCGTTGCAAGGTTCTCGGCCTCGGTCGCGTACGATGCGGTCGCCTGGTCTCCATCGATTGCCACAGTGTAGTCACCGGCAAACGACATTTTGCGGGCGAGCGGGCGGAACTTGCCGAAGCTCTCGCGTTTCCTAACAATCTCGGCGGCGATAGCGGACGGGACAAGCCCGGTGTAGTCGGAACCGACAGCAACAGCCTCACGAAGGTTGGTCATAAACTGGACAGCCTGCTCCTCGTAGGTGGTACCGGTGACGACCTTATCCTTTACGATTTCGGGAACCTTAGCCGTTTTCTTGTCCTCTTCGGCAATCTGGTTTTCCATCTCGTTAAGCACCTTAGTCGCTGCCTTGTAGGCGGCAACGTTCTCGTCGGTCATGGTCTCGATCATCGCATCGAAGCAAGCCTTCTGCTTCTCGCGGAGTTTCACTACTTGGTCTTTCATTTTTGTCTCCTTTCCAGGATTGCTTCCTGGATGTGCATATATATGGCAAGTCGCTTGGCGTTCTCCACGGACGCTTCCGTGGTCTCCGGCGCGGGCGTTCCCGCGTCGTCTGGCAAAGCCTCGACTCTGCGTTCTTTTTTAATAGCTACCGACTTATTCGCCGGAGCAGTGACGAAATCCAGATATCTGACCAGCTCATACGTGGCAGCGTTCACCACGCCCTCCTCGTCCGTCTCGCCGTATCCCACGCTGGAGATCCCGATGCCGACGCCGAGTTCACTGATCGCCGTCATGCGTGCATCGAACACCGGGTCGATGACGAAGATCTCCACGACGAGATCATTGCCCTCGATGCGTGGATTCTTGCACACGGCTTTCGCCGGACCGTAATCCCCGGCGCGATCCCCGTCGTGCCCGTCATAAGCAAGTGTTGCCCTACCCTCTGTAACAATCCGCTCACCGAGCTCGTGCGTGTAAACACGCCCGTTGAGGTTCAGCACCCCAAGATGCCATACCGGAGCTTCCCATACGCCGACGGCGCCCTTCTGTTCAGTAAGCCGGTCGTCGGACAGCCTGGTCAGGCTCACCGCGCCGATCGTGTCCTCGAGTAACATCCTCATATCTCTACCTCCCCGGCGCCACGCCGCATTGACAGTGCGTATGGAACGGAGGGTGCTTGAAGTTCTTGGAGATCGTCCGAACATTCCCCGCCCCGTCGTCAACCGTATCCCCTTTGCTCAAGATCGTGCCGTTGACCTCCACGACCTTTCCGTCCAACTTCTGACAGAACTCGCATGAGTCGCCGGATGCCACGACGTGCATCATCGTCACCCCGAGCGAGGCATACAAGAACACGTTGAACGCATTTCCCGCACGGGCAGTCTCATCCGCAGATTCGATGACCGGCACCGTCTCGATCCAGTGGTCGGCAAGGCTGTCCACCCCGCCGGACAGCGCATCGCCCTCAAGCGACGCAAGCGTACGCTCAGCCTCGCCGGCTCTGCTCGATCCGTGACGACCGGCCATGCTGACCGAATACTTGGCGGCGTATGCCTCCATCGAATCAGCTGCCGGCTCAACGCCTGTCGCAACCTGCTTCTGCACGATTGGTGCAAGCCGGTTGATAATGTCTCGGTATATAACGAGATACCTTTGTCCATACTCAGCGGCGATGCCCTCACAGAACGCACGGAACTGCTCGAGTGCGGTCTTGGCATCCAGGCCGTCTCCGACCAGACGCTTGAGTTCGGCAATCTCGGCACGAAGCTGTGCTCGTATAACCGACTCGACGCGACTGCGCGATGTCTTGGTAACGGCCTGCACCTCTGTCAAGAACGACATATCTTTTGCGCGCTTCTCGGAGAGAGGCGCAGGCGCTTCTTGTTTTTCTCCATACCCAATGCCGACAGGCTTGGACTTAATGGCGTTCTCAAGGCTCATATAGTTCATGGGGAACATGAGCGTATCGCCCTCAGGAACCGGGTTGAGGTCCTCGAGTGCACGAGCCTCGTTGACCGTCATCCACCCTGTAAGAATCGCGCTTTGATAAAACGTCGAACGCGCGGCATGGTCTCCACGCATCAAGCCGCCGAGCGAAAACTTCACATACTCGCCGTTGCGGCACAACGCCGCATCGAGCGAATCCTCCCAGCTCTTTGCGCGCGGCTGAATGCTGTACTGTACCAGCTGGGTGCCCTGCTGTTCGCTGTTCGCATAGGTGGCCTTGGTAAGGTCGCCAGCAAAGAATGGCGGGACACCGAAGCGTCGGCACACTTCCAACAGCGTCCAACTCTGGGCTTCCTCCATCTTCTTGCTGTCACCTTCGGAAAGTCGGATCGGATCATACTTGATGACATCCTCGATGACAGCGGTCTTGTAGGCATTATGTTCGCCTGCGTACTCGCTGTTGAACATCGCCTTGATCTGATCCTTGACCGTCTTGTCGGTGCCCTTGGGAACCGTGACGATACCGCCAATGGTAGTGCCCCGCTTGTAGTATCCAGTCTGCAGACTCTTTGCCGATGTGGCAAGCGCGATATCCTTCTTGGCATACTCGAGCGGACTTAGTATCGAGGTAAATCCAATGCGCGTGTTGTTGATCACGAGCATATCCTCGGCGGTAATGGCTTCTCCGGTCGGTGTATAGATATACACCAGTTTTCCAGCTTTCCACTCCGGCCTGATAACACTCGGTGAAACCGGATACAGCGCAATGGGTACCCCGCCAGTCGCGGAACGACCAATAATCGCATAGGCAATTCCCGCCGTCTCAAAGTTGAACGCCATTGCAAACTTCCACAAGTACGCTGGCATGTATGGACAGGGTTGTTTGAGTAATTTCGCCACCGGCGATGTTTGTTGTACCTCGCGCCGATTGCCCGTCATCGCATAGTGGTGAAGCGGCAGGGTGGCAAACGTACGGCACAGATTCGTCAGACATGCCCAAAAGGTGCTGTTCTCGAGCGCCTTATCCTGCGTGTTTGAGAAATCTGCATATCCGGCAGAGCCGATTGCAACGGGAAACGATTCCCGTATTGCTTCTTTTTTTCGTCTAAACAGTCCCATGTGCCCCTCCTAAAAGAAGCTGATGGCGTTCGCCAGATCTTCCATCGTGATACCCGCCGGCTCTTGCGTGACCGAGGCGTCGTAGGCCATGATTGATGCAATTACCCCGTCGATTCTTGCGGCGCTCCGATTTGTTTTCGGCTTGACCAGTTTTACATTCGCATTGCTGTCCGTGTACGCCTCGGCGCAGCTCATCATCCAGCTCATTACCGGATTGCCTCCCGATGCAATAAGGCCGGTCAGGTATGCCCGCTCGAATTGCAACGTGGTCGGACTCATGCTTTGCTTTGCCTGACTAAACTCGTAGGTAATCTCACTGAACCATGACGGACAGACACGGGCGAGATCGATGAGCCGGTACCGGTCTCCCGCGATCAACACGAGTTGGTACTGCGTGCGGATTACTTCCAGATACTCGGCGATGTAGGCATAGTCGATAACCGGTCCGGGCGTAGCGATTACATATCCGTCAACTATCCACTGCTCTAGCGGAATAGAGCATTGCCTTTGTATTTTTTCGACGTTTTCCGTCGGGACCCAAAACATATACTTCTGCCGGTGTACGGCAGTTCCGTCGTTTGGCGGGAAGTCCAGCGTGAGCGCCGCGAAGTCGCTATTACCCGCAAGGTCGATACCGCCGTAACAGCGCTCGCCGTCGGCAAAACCTATCGGCTCACAGCACAGCTCGGTCCACTTGACCATGTTGGCCCACCGCGTCAGCGAATAGACCCACATGTTCAGGTTCTTGGTACGGAATACGTTTAATTCGGAGGAGCTGTTCTTGCTCTTGTCATATCGGTCGCGTAACGCATCAAGATCTACCGAACCCCTTACGCCGAGGTTTGGGTTCGCCTTCGACCATACCGCCTCATCACCAGGGTCGTCGTCCTTTTCGGCTTCGTAGATACCCACCCAATACCGCTCTGCCTGAATGCCGCCGGATACGATCTTGAGGCATTTCTCATATTCCTGGTGGCATGGTCCGGCAATGTAGGGACCGCTGGTAGTAATAATCAACGTCAGACTCTCGGGGTCGGCGATCATGCCGCTCAGAAAGCTGTCGAGCAACCCGGTGTCCTTGGCCTCGTGAAACTCGTCGAGCAACACCGCATGCAGCAGTTTGCCGTCGCGGGGCACCGCCGTAAGCGCGTCCAGCTGACACCCTCCCCACTTGATGGTCTTGTATGTCCGGCTGTTAAAACTCTCAATGCCTGGATGTCGCGCGAGCACGAGACCCTGCTCGGCGCGCTTGAACGGCTCGCCCGCCTGCTCCAAGCTGTTCGCCGCAATAGCGACATGCGCGCCAGGGTATCCGTCGCCGAATGCCATGTAATCGGCCACGCCACCACCAATAGTGCTTTTGCCGTTTTTGCGGGGAATCTGCCAGTATGCCTGAGTATAGCGCCGTACCCCGCTTTCGCGATCCTCCCAGCCAAAGATGTCCATAAGGTCGAACGTTTCCCACGGCTCGGGACGGAATGCCTTGCCTTTCAAAAGACCCACGCCGTGCTTGAAGTTGGCAGCAAGCCACATGAGCGGCTCCATGCCGCGTTCGGCATTAAAGGTCCACCGACCAGCACCCGAAAGCGAGTCGACATGTCGACGTACCTTGGCAACCTCGGCGGCACTCGCGTTACGTTTTCCCGCCAGTACGGCGTCGCGGTAGCTGCGGTACTGGCCGTCCAACAGAAGGCGGAACTTGTCGGCAGTTGCCTTCGGAAGCGAGCGTCCGAGCGCCTTCATAGACCGAGCTCCTCCTCGAGCCGCGGATCACCGCTTTCCGGATGCCGCTGTTGCGCGAGTTTCATGATGCGCCGGTCCTTCGGAGTGGCGCCATACTTGCTCATGATCTTTAAATATGAAGAAATTGCCGCTTGTTGTTCCTTGTCTGTTCCAGCCGTACGAAACTTCTCGTACTGCGAGCACGCCATCTCGATCACCGGCTTGTCGAGCTCGGTCGCCAGTTTCATCGCAACAAGCGAAGAAAACAGCGATGCCCAGTGATCTCGTCCGATTTCGCCGAGATAATCGGGAGCTTGAGGCGCAACACGAAGCGGCTGGTCTTTTTTTCTCGCGGCCATCAGACGCATCCCCCCTTGGAAAATTTTCCTTCTATATCGCGCTTCCC